CCCCATGATCTGCAATGTATTCATCAAGTGCACGTTCAGCGGATGGGTACAACATACCCCAGAGTGAATCTTGTCTTACCCATGATTCGCAACAGGCGCATTTTTTGGATTTAATAACGCCAAGGGCAATTAGATCGCCATTATTAAGGCTTTGAGCCGTTTCTTTCGCCCATTCATCATCAACATCTTGATAGGGATTATAATCATCATCAAAAACCACTTCATATTTGTATTGGTCAATGATTTTTGTCAGTATTGCATTCATATTGTTCTCTCTTATTGTTATTGTTCTCACACCGTCTCAAGCGTTAGCACATGGAGATCTTATCACCCATGGTTAATAGCGAGTCAGTGATGGATATAATATACCATGAGTACACAATTAAAAACAAGCAAAAAGATCGGTAGTGATCACTTTTATGAATTTATCATAAGTGATTGAAATCCATACACATAGAGAACATTCAAATAAATAGTTGACATAAAAATCATCAAAATGTCATGTTTATGGTATAACCAGTCTTGAACCCCGAAGTGCGTAAGCACCCACCCAACCACCAAATATCGGTTAAATATCATATATGGCATATCCAAAATCAAAAGGTACAGTGATTGGCGAGAAGTCTAGAAAGCCCCACCCGGGCGTTCCGTTCAACAAAGATCTTATCTCTAGTCTGATAGATAAATGCTCTGGTAACATATCTAGAGTGGCTGATGCAATTGGTTCGTGCAGAGGTTCGGTTCGACGGTTCATCAATAATCATCCAGATCTGCAAGATCAATTGATACAGACACGGGAACGTCAACTTGATAACCTAGAGACAGCGGTGTTTGATAGAGCAATCGAAGAAAAGGATACAACCTTGCAGTTGTTCTTGCTTAAGACACAAGGCAAACAACGTGGTTATGACCAAGACGAAGCCAAGAATGCAGCCAAGGATATAGCCACAGCAGCCTTTGAGTTCATCGTATCTAAGTCTAAGACAGATCAATAAGCCTTCACACATACACCACAACCAACATTACACATATCCACGTGTGTACCATCATGTTCGGAACGGTATCAAATAAAGACTTACCATCTGAAACGCTGGAAAGATGATGGGGGTACAGACCTTAACCAGTACCGTTACCATGTAAATCTATATCTCATCACCTCGGTGAAAGACAAACCTACTTCCCAACAAAAAAAATTTCCACATTGTCTGCACTGAAAGATAAGAAGAGACAGAACCATCACCTAAATCGGAAACGCATCTCCACCCCATCTTAAAAAAATTCTCAACCCGTATCCGTAAAATAAATTTGTCATGTATGATATGAACAACCCTTGGGGGTGGATACGAATGTTAGATAATCAGATTAAATTCGTATATAAACCATTGGATGAATCGATGCGGGATCATCCCAAATATGATCTGATTAAGATGATCTGTGCTAATGAAAAGATCATTGATCTACGAGACCGCTCACAACCATGTGTGGATGGCATATCTGATAATGATTGTGATAAATGATGGGATCGGGTATGATCACTGGCTGTGAAAAGATATGGATTGGAATATATATCCAGACATCTATTTGATGAATAAAAATATATTAAAACATATGGGGGATGTATGGAAGATGTGAAGAAACAATTGTTGGATCTTAAGAAGATCTACCAAGAACGGATGGAAAATGCCCGAAAGATGCGAGATGAATATGTGCAATGTTCTATCTACAACATGAAGAACATTATCAAATTCGATGAAGAATATGATGAATATGAAGAGAAATTGGAAGATCTTGAAGACCAAATATCGAATATTTCGCAGAAACCGGAGATGGATGATGAATGATTTATATATGTGTGTTCCGCCCACAAGACCACTGGAATATTGTGGAATGCTGGTCACTTCTTCTTCGTCAAGATCTCTTAAATTCTTAACTGATCTTGGTGATGTTCGGACTGCCTTGTCGGATGGATACCGGGTGTTTAAATTGAATTCACTTCAAGAGATCGATTCTGTTGAAACTACACACGTGGAGAAGATTAAATGAATAAACAATATTTGCTGGTGGTTGATGATGTGGGTATGGCTTTGATGCAACAAATGATCCCACGACTTCAATTCGTTCCCGTGGAAGGGATGATTACGGGATCTGAGACGCATTTTGTGTTGGCGACGCCGAAACCGGCCACTACGGATACGCCGCAGCCGGAACCAATTGTTGTGGATGATCTTTTGGAAATGCAAGATCGCAGACGAGATGAACATCCCACGCCATTGAATGACGGGGCCATTGATCCACCCATGGAGATGCCTGTGCCCAATCTGATAGATCCAACATCAACGGAAGCCGGTCTTTCCGACATGTCGGGGCCGATGGTGTTTCCATGTGACGTAGACCCATGTGATGGGATGCCATGACGGGTCAAGCCGGACCCATTCCGGGGCATAAATATAATCCGATGATCAATGCCATACAAACCACCATGGCTGAAGAGGGCTTTACCGAATGCGAAGCGGTGAATTGCGCGGTGTCGTTGTTATATTCATTGCTGTGTCAACAAGGCGCGGATGTCTTGGTGATGGCGAAATTATTAAAAGATATGGCGGTGCATTACCCATTGGCCATTGAACATGCGAAAAAGATGGGATATTATGGTACAAATGAATAAATTAATTGTTGCAATGTTATGTATGGCCGGTATGTGCCATGCATCTGTCTCTCGTGGTAATAACAACGATACATATTGTGTGGATCAATGGGGGACCAAGATCCAAATGGTGGATTCCGAATCCGTGTTGCAATCTACCCAGATCAAATTCACCACCCCAACGGCGATGTATTAACGCGGAGAAAGACGGTTCTACCGAGCTTTCATAGGGCTCCGGTGTGGTGGTTCGACTCCACCCTCCGCTATTGCTACGCAAAACCGGCCGCAGTAGTCTAATGGTAAGACCACTGCCTTCCAAGCAGATGATGCCAGTTCGATTCTGGCTTGCGGCTATGGGCATGTATTTCAATGGTAGAATGACACCCTGATATGGTGTCGATGGTGGTTCAATCCCATCCATGCCTACAAGACCCCATGGTTTAATGGCTAGAACATCGGGTTTTCAATCCGAGGGACCAAGTTCGATTCTTGGTGGGGTCATATTTATTCCCGGGTGGCAGAGAGGCTGAATGCAATGGTCTTTGCGATCATTGGTTGGATGTATACATCCTTCTCGTGGGTTCGAATCCCACCCTGGGAGATTGATCTTGTAGTGCAGTGGTAGACACACGGTCCCGTGGGCCGAAGCGGTGGTTCGATTCCATCCAAGATCGTTACATTGAATCAATGCGCCATAGCTAAATGGTCAAAGCAACGAACTCATAACTCGTCGATTTCCCGGTTCAAATCCGGGTGGCGCAATAAAATGAATAAATATGAAAACCACAAGCATTATTCCACCACCTATTAGAGGTTTATTTGATTCATTGTTGTTAATGGGCACATTGGAACGGATCAAACATGATCTTTTGAAGATTGCCCATAATGCTTTGCGTAAATATCGGAACTGTGCGGGTAAAAAAAGAGACTTCGATCAATTATATAAAAGATTCTGTGAGGTATATGGGATCAAGACGAATGAAGAAGCTGAATGGAAAGCAGCGCTTAAAGAAAATTCGAAAAGAGCCCCTATGGCGTCTAAGGGCACTACTTGCACGTTTAGAAGATTTCAAAGCCTGTGAGGATCCGATGAATAAGATGCTAAAGACATTCGTATATTAAAAAACACAAGAGAAAAAATGAAAAATAATGTGGATGAATTGGCTTCTAATCTAACTAAGTTGATCATCAAGCAATTTGAACAGAATGAATTGCTGGAATTAGAAGTCATAAGTTCTTTGGCAACAATTGTGATTGGAACAATGTCCGTCGCCAAGATGGATATGGAGAAATTACATTTGCTTATCGATTTATTAAAAGAATTTTACCCAAATGCACAAGAACGTTGGCCTAGCCACCAGGAAAAAAATGAAAAATGACTCGATTGTATTAAATTTCATCATCAAACACATCTACAAGATATGCATCATCATCGCTTTGATATGGTCCATATCTTTTTTCATTGGAAATAACCGGGATCAATCTTGGTTGGTGGTCCAATATCCATGGGGAACGGTGTCTGTGATCGACACGGCCGGTTGGTATTTTAAAACAGGCTCGTACTGGACATATCCGCGGAATTGGCAAGTTGAATATGACAAAGATTATGCCTTCAAAGTGGTCTTTAACGACGGCGGAAGCGCCATAATGAACGCCATGGTACGGTTTTCGTCCCCGACGACAGTCGAAGGCAAGCGCAAGTTCCATCAATTGTTCGGGGGCAACGAAGAAGCCGTAGAAGCCGCGGTTTGGGCGCATCTAAGTGATGCCATGAAGTCTTCCGGGCCGGTTATGTCTGCCTCAGAGCACCAATCTTCCCGCCGGGGCGAATTCACATCACTTGTGCAAGATCAATTGCAGAAGGGTCTATTCGAGATGAAGCGGGTTTCCCGGGTTTTACAAGACCAATTTGACGACAAAGGCAAGCCGATTACGGTTTACGCAACCGAAGTGGTGTTCGAACAAGATTCATCGGCCCAACGCATCGCAAGACCGTCGCCATTGACCGATTTTGGTATCACTATTACCCAATTCTCCATTACGGATGTGACTTATGATGATCAGACCCAGCGACAATTTGCGCAGAAGAAAGAGGCGTTCTTGGCAGCCGAAGGCTCCAAGGCTCAAAGAGAGAAAGAAGTACAAGAACGGCTCATGGTTGAAGAACGCGGAAGACGGGAAAAGGCTGAGACTGAATCAATGGCGCTGCGTGAAAAAGCTAAGGCAGTTATTGACGCGCAAAGACAAAAAGAAGTGGAAGAAACTAACGCTGCTAGAAAATTGGCTGTGGCTGAATATACCAAACGAGAGTCGGAAACGCGTGCTCAACAAGATCTTGAAGTCGCGCGATTGGATAAGGAACGAGCCAAAGAAGAAGCCGAAGCGCAGATCATCTTAGCAAGCGCCCGTCAGAAATCTTTACAATTGGGCGGAGCCATCTCCGAGCGTGACATGGTGCTTGCAGAGATCGAGCGTGACAAAGCCATTGGTGTTGCGAAAGAATTGGCCAAGATTCATGTGCCGCAATTCATTATCTCCGGAGATGGCGGGGGAACGCATGACTCTATGATGAATCTGATGATGTTGAAATATCTTAATGTCTTGCCGGCAGATAAATGATGGACATCCACCGAAAATGTAAAGAATGCGCGGCTACATTGGTCTATTATGGTCCATGGGATGCATATGCATGCGAACAATGCAACAAGTGGGCCGAAGTGGCATGCGGGGATCCAAGATGCCCATATTGCCCGGGACGGCCCGAATTTCCCGTGGTTAAATGGGAGAAATAACCGATCTGGTCTTCACAATATTGGGAAAAACCGGGCGGTGGTTCAACGTCAAGGGCCAGCGGATATGTTTTGTGATCTGGGCGGTGTGTCTTGTATATTGGATGGCACGCAATTGGGACATGGGATTGATGGTCCAGACCGGTGGGTGCTTATTCTCATTGGGGATGCATGCATATGGATATTGGAATTGGAAAAACAAAGGAATTGGTCATTAGCCGAAGCCGTAAGAAAACACCCATAACCAGTTGTTGTTGCACGAAATCCGCAAAGAAATATAAGACGCAAGAGAACCGGCGATTGCGGCGGGCTCCGGTGGATGAAGAGACACCACACAAACACAAGTATGGAAATGAATGGAACGGCCCAAGAGATGGTAAATATTATATGAAAAACCCTGATCCACGGAGTATGAGAAAATGAGTTTTGCATTAGGAATATTAGCCGGTTGGCTTTTGGTCTATATGGGATATTTAATCGGAAGAAATTCATGATCTTCTATGCCGGGTTTCTTACGGGTTTGATAACATTAATTATTGTTTTGATTATGGTGGCAAATGTTGATAGATGATTTAGATCGTCTTCCCGAATGCTTTAAAGATGGATACCGCGGTGTGATGTTGTTGCATAGAAACAAAGACGGTGAAACGGGAAATGCTCAGCGCAAGGCATATAAGATCATAACCAATGGGGTTAATGCTTGGTATGATGCTATTGAACGTCTTAGCTATCTTCGGATGACTGGTTATCGCGATTACCGGATTTATTCGTCTGTGAACCCTAGAAATATGCGTAAAGCCATACATGAATTCAAGAGACGTCAATTACAAGCGGCTTATGATCATAATGATGATTATGACTTTTATACAGACATTGAAAATCGCTTCTTTTCATCCGCCATGTCTCCTGTTTGCAGGGATCATTCATTATTTCTTATCGATTGCGATTCGGAACATGAATATGAAAAGGCCATTGATATGATACCAAAAGACTTGGTGGTGTTTGATTATGAGACCCGAAATGGCAGGCATATCATAACGAAGCCGTTCAATCCGAACGAAATTCCCATAACCATTAACAAAGATGGGTTAATATCAATATGTTAGAAATAAAGATCTGGGCGCAGATGTTCTTTGATGATGGATCGGTCACGCAGGGGGTCAGAATCCCCGTAGAAACGCTTGATGATGATCGGCTGATAGAAGACACAGCCCGCATGCTGTTAAGGCATGTAAACCGAGATAAAGGCCTGTTGTTGTTATGGGGAGCGGGTAACTTGCAGGGATATTCTATACTTTTACCGACTTGCCATACTTTGCCTTTGGCTTGTCCGGTTTTGTACCCGGAGTCAGAGATTTAGGCTTCGGCGTCGAAGATAGACGGCTGCTTTCGGTGAAAGTCATTTGTGCAGTCTTTTTACGTTCATTATTTGAGACTTTAAGAGATTTCGATTTCATTTTGAGCCCTTGTTTTTATTAAGTTCTAGCACTAAGATGAATTCATGACAACACCAAATCCACAAGATCCCGCTAGCTCGCTATATGATTTCATTGACGAACAACCCGCGGATGAATATCCACAGTCTAGGGATTCATCCCTCAGTCATTTCACACTTAGACAATTTACTCCGGAAAACATCTCTAAAAGTCTCACTTGCACAGTTACGAAGACCGCTCATTCTTTGAGCAACGGCCAAGCAATACGCGCAACCAAGTTTATCACCAACCCCACAGCGCTCGCAACAGGCATGGAACAATTGAACAATAGAGAATTCTACGTGCAACAAGCAACCGCAGACACATTCGTATTGTCCTTTAGGGATACCACGTCGATTGATTCCACTGGATATACGGCATATATAGCGGGTGGCCAATTCACCACCACAGGCACAACGCTTAGGGGGAACCCGGCTGCTTTTGATGTTGCTGGGTTGGTTGTCAATCCAAGTCATTTTCCTCCGCTTGGGATTCCTTCTCTTTTAGAAAGTTGATAACTTCCAATAGACATTCTTCAAGATTAGAGATACGTCTATCTTGTTCACATTGATGACAATCACAAGTCATTTTCCTCCTTTAGGGATTCCATCCATTCTAGACGTCTAATGATGTCTTGCAAAACCAATTCCATTCTGTCTAGCCGGTTATCTTGTTCATTGTTATGACAATTGCATGTCGCTTCCCACTCTAATCCGCATGTATCACAAGTCATTGATTTTAAACCCCACATCCCATAGACAATTTCCCATTGGGTTAATACCATAAAATACGCGGATTGGTTTGTTAACCGGTTCATAATGCTCATTCATGATCGCTGCATTCACACATAGTGTATTGGGTCCGGAATGTTTGTATAGAAGATGTTGACCGCCTTGCTCGTGAATATGACCGAAGATGTGAAGACCGGGCTTTACGCGATCTATAGCCTTGGTTAATTCATAACAGCCGGCATGGCGTAGATGGTCTCCCCTGGACGAGTACTTAACATAATCCAAGACGCCATAAGGCGGACCGTGAGTGATTAAGATGTCGGTGTCTTCGGGGATAAGATCCCATACCTGACGTAATTCATCCGGGGTATGTTTCATGAAGTGCCAATCACAGAACGCCGGAGTCCATGGCGATCCCCAGATCTTCAGTCCCTGGTATTCAGTTCCTGAGTCGCAGAGATATTCGTACCAGTCATCTTCGGTTCCATCCAAATACTGGTCCCACTCATCTTCTTCATAGACCGTCTCTTTTCGCTCTTTGGTTGAACAACATTGCTGCAAAAAGCCGTCATGGTTACCACCCACGAGTATCTTTTTTTCATATTTTTGTTCATGAAACCACCTAAAGAATTTGCACCATTGATTCACTGTGTCAGATGCGGTGATATCACCGGCAATGATTAACATATCTCCGCCTGGCAGAGCAGGCAAATGTCCATGCAAATCAGAAATGCAATCGATAATCATTTTATGCTCGGAGATATTCTTATTGATCCGGTTTTCTTTTTAGATTGCTTGATGCAAATATCAACATCAAGACCAAGTTCTAACATCCAATTTATTAAAGTGTGGATGTTAAACTTGTATTGTTTTCTCTTAGTATTAATGCATGAAATGCGGGATGTATTTGTTCCCAACATCTCAGCAGCTTTTTCATTAGACCATTTCCGGTTTTTAAATTCTTCGGAGATGACATCTAGAATTTCGTCTCTTATTTCGTCTTCCATGACAGAGATCATACATGATCTGTTTTAGATATGCAACATGAATCGCTTGTCAAGAAAATACTTTAATATTAAAAGAACTTCATGACATTGACACAAGATCAAGCATTTGCGCTGTTGAGAGACCAGAGATGGCGACTGAATCATCTTTACAAGATCAAAGACAAACAAGGGAACATTGTTGACTTCAAGTTGAATTGGGCACAGAAACGGCTCATGGACAACAAACATCCATTGCAAATCGTCTTGAAAGCCCGGCAATTGGGCATTACCACATTCCATGCGATCTTGTTCTTGGACCACTGTCTATTCACGCCGAACGTGAATGCAGCGATCGTTGCCGACTCCAAGCCCATATCCCAAGAAATCTTCATCGACAAGGTCAAATTCGCGTATGACAACTTGCCTGAGTGCATTAAACAGATGTGCCCTGCGTACAGAGATAACGTGGCGCAGATGCGGTTCTCAAATGGCTCTGTATTCCGGGTGGCGACGTCTCTTCGTGGTGGAACCGTACAGTTCTTGCATATCACTGAGTTTGCGAAGGTTTGCCAAGAGAACCCCACTAAGGCTAATGAAATCATTTCTGGTGCGCTTAATGCTGTGCAGGCAGGTCAGTTCGTCTGTATTGAATCAACCGCGCGCGGCAGAGATGGGCACTTCTACAACTTATGCAAACAAGCCCAAGATATACAAGATGCTGGAACTCCGCTTGGATCACTTGATTGGAAGATGTGGTTCTTTCCATGGTATGAAGAGCCCGAGTACTCGATAGATTCAAAAAATGTATTGATATCTAAAGAGATGTGTGAGTATTTTGAGGCTTTAGAACTGAAAGGCATATCTCTCACGGACGATCAGAAAGCTTGGTACATCAAGAAATTGAACACACAACGCGATTACATGAAGAGAGAATACCCATCCACGGCAGAAGAAGCGTTCGAAGCGGCCAACGAAGGATATTACTTTTCTAGACAGATATCTGTTGCGCGTCAAGAGCGACGCATCTGCCGAGTGCCATATGATGAAAGCGCTAGAACATACACCTCATGGGACTTGGGTATCGGAGATACAAACGCTGTTTGGGTCTTTC